AATGGTGGAGGATTGAAGGGTATTGTAACGTCTCAACAAATGTTGAACGATAAGCAGGTGCAAGCGATACGCGAAGGAATGTTAACCGTGATGAGGGACTACAAACGCACCGGAAGCATTGGTGTATTGCAGGGCGGCGCAGCGTTTCAGCAGGTGGCTATTTCTCCAAAGGATGCGCAATTTATCGAAAGCGCAAAGTTGACTATTCAGGATGTTGCACGTTTTTACGGCGTTCCGCTTCACCTGATTGGCGACCTGGAGCGAAGCACTAACAACAATATTGAACACCAAAGTATCGAATTTTTGCAGCACACTATTCGCCCGATTGTAAAAAATTGGGAAAGCGAATTGAACCGCCGGGCGATACGAAAATACGATAAAGGGGCGCGGTATTTCCGCTTTAACATTGACAGCCTTTTGAGAGGCGACAGCGCAAGCAGGGCAACGTATTTCCAAACAATGCTTAACAACGGGGTGTACTCTATCAACGAGGTTCGCGCTCTTGACAACCTTAACCCGGTCGAAGGCGGCGACACGCACCACATACAGGTAAATATGTCCACTTTGGAAAATATAAATACAACACCAGTACAACAAGATGGGACAGGAGCAACAATTTAAAAAAGCAAGCGAAAACGCAGAGGTACGATTTTACGGTATTGAAGCCCGTAAAAAAGACGACACGCCGGATAAAATGGTTATCGGTGGCCTTGCTGCGCGTTTCGATTCATATACTAATATGGGCTGGTATGCAGAGGTGATAAAGCCCGGGTTTTTCGATGAAATGGACACGACAAAGGCCGCTGCATTGAAAAATCACGACAGCAGCTTAGTGTTGGGCCGCACCTCAAACGGTACTTTAAAATTAAGCATAACACCGGACGGATTGGAGTACGAGGTAGAGTTACCGGACACAACAACTGGCCGGGACACATACGAGGAGGTAAAACGCGGCGATATATTTCAAAGTTCGTTTCAATTTACCGTAAAAGAGGCGGTAAGGCGCGAAGTTGACCGGTCCGAACTGGCCGGGGTGTTTGACGACGACACTTTAGATCGTTTATCCTACGGCGGCAAAATCGAAATAAGGGAGTTGGTGAAAGGCGGCGTTCTTTACGACGTGTCCCCGGTTACGTTCCCAGCTTATGAAGATACCAGCGTTGCGAAGCGGTCAAAGGATGAAGCGAAAGCAGATAAGCCACAACAAAGAGACTTAAAAATTTACGAATTACAATTGCTCGCGTCCGAGCGTTCACTAATATAAATACACACAATGACACAAGAACAGTTAAATGAACTGAAGCGTCAGCATACGAACGCCGTAGCTGTTATGCGTGAAGCCCTCAAAGATATGAAGGCAGAAGGCATTACAGAGGCGCGGGTAAAAGAGCTTGACGAAAAATTCGAGCGCGCACAGGCAGACAGCCTTCGCCTTGAAAAAGAATACAAACGCGAAAGCGATGTTTTGGAAGCCGAAAAACGCGCCGCTGCTTTTGCTTTTGAGCAATCAGAAGAAACCGAACAGCGCGAAAAAACAGGCCACAAACCGTCAGAGGACCAACTCAAAAACCAGTTGGATATTTTCAGTCGGGCAATGAAGTACGGCACCGAGTCTCTATCCACAGAGGAACAACGCGAATTTAACAAAGCCAAAGTCGAAATGCGTGGCACTAATACGCAGATCGTAGGCACCAACTCTTTGGGTGGCTACCTCGTTCCTGTTTTGCTGCAAAATGAGATTATCGCCTCAATGAAAGACTACTCCGGTGTCTTGCAGGTTGCGCGTGTATTCTCTACCGCTGGCGGTGGGCAAATTACGTTCCCTTCAAAAGACCTGACAGCGCGCAAAGCGGTCAAGACAGCAGAAAGCGGAAGTATCGCCATTAACGACATTACCTACGGCCAAAAGGTGATGGACGCCTACAAATACACCGACGCGCTGAAATTCTCTTGGGAATTGATGCAGGATAGTGAATTTGATATTTTGGGCGAAATGCGTGAAGCGTTCGCTGAAAGTTTTGGCCGTTCCGCTAACGACACGCTGACATTGGGCGATGGCTCCGGTGATCCTAACGGTATCGTAGTCGCGTCCACCTTGGGCGTAACCGCCGCGTCAGCTACCGCAATTACTTTGGCCGAACTCATCGACCTGGAACACAGCGTAGACCCTGCATACCGCCGCCGCAACACGTCCGGCTATATGTTCAACGACGTTGTGCTGAAAGCGATCAAAAAATTGTCATTGGCCGATACCGGAAGCGGTGCAGGCGTTTGGCAGCCCTCATTCCGCGACGGCGCACCGGCAACCGTAAACGGTTACAATTACTGGATTAATCAGGACATGGACAGCAGCATTAATGCCGCGTCAAAACTGGTTTTGTTCGGTGATTTCGACAAGTACCGTGTCCGTATGGTCAAGGATATGACCGTTATGCGCAACGATATGCTGCACATGGCCACCGGCGAAGTAGCGTTCTACGCTTTCAGCCGTTGGGACGGTGAATTGATGGATACCGCCGCCGTTAAGCACCTTATAACCGCCGCGTCGTAGTGATAACGACAGTAAAAGTAATACGCCCCGCAGCAGGTACGACATATTGCTACCGATGCGGGGTGTATTCCGTTCCTGAACAGATGCCGGAAGCCGTCGCAAAAGACCTCGTTCGAGGAGGACACGCGCTCGATATTTCCGCACGGTCAGAAACGCCGGAACAACATAAGCACACAGAAAAGCGCAAAAAATGACAAAGTATTTAAATACAAGTATTCAGGTAACGTATTCAACAGATTTGCCCGTAACAGTCGCAACAGCAAAACAACACCTGCGAGTTACCCACAGCAGCGAGGATGCCTTAATTGAATTGTATCTAAGGGCTGCGATTCGAGTGGTAGAGGAAAATGCACACATTACGCTTTTGGCGTCAACGGTTACGCAGATTTTTGACGCCATACCCGCACCTGGTCAATACATTGATCTTTCTTTGCCGCTTACGACGCTTACTTCGATGTCTTATAATACAGTAGAGGCTCCCGCCGATTTCACGACATTCACGGTCGGCGTAAATGATGCTGGCTATAACAGGCCTCGCATTTACGCCCCCGATGGATGGCCGGACGGATGGCAGTTTAAAGTGATTTACGCAAGCGGATACACAGCCGAAACGATACCGAAACCTTTGATTGTGGCGGTATTGCTTACATTGTCCGATATGTACGAAAACCGAACCGACAGCGTAAAGCAGTTACCGACGGCGGTCGATCATCTTATTCAGCCATTTAAAGTAATGTCAAAAATATGAATAAGAATGAAAAAATCGGGGTTATGGATAGGGAAATTACTATACAGCGGCGCGAGTTGGAAGAAAACGCTTTTGCCGAACGGGTAGAGGTTTTTACCGACCTTTTGACGGTTTGGGCGGCGGTTGAATATCCTATTTCACGACAGGATGAACAAATTGCGGACGGGTTAAACCTTACGACTTCGCCCGTTAATTTTACGATACGCGATACCGATATAACGGTGAAAGATCGGATTGTTTACGACGGCGAGAATTACGACATTATCAATATTGCACAAATTGGCCGGAATGATCGGCTAAAAATTACAGCGGTAAATGTCGAATAGCACACAGCAGGAAGTGGCGCAATTGATCGGCGAGTTACGAGAGATAAGCAAAAAGGCGAAGTCTGACACGTCGCGCATTTTGAAGGTATCCGCAAAGCCGCTCGTTAACGCGCTGTTTATCGCAGCCCCGCACGGAAAGAAAGTACATAAGCGGTATAGTACGGTAAAGCTATCTAAAAAGATACGGGCCGGACGCGGTAAAGGTACGGTTGTTGCTACTTACGCGCCCGGAAACCTTGCAGCGTCATTCGCGGTGCTGGCATTAAAAAAACAGGATTACCGGGTAACGGTCGGGGCAAAACTGGCAAAAGGCAGCGCAAAAGGCGATTTTGGGCCGCATGGCAGGACAGACGGTTACTATGCCCACATGATCGAGAAAGGAACGCGAAATATGACAGCGAGGCCGTTTGTTGGGCCGACATGGGCGCGAATGAAAGAGCCTACTAAAATACTAATTGTGAACAACCTAAAAAAGAAAATAAAGCGACTTAAAAAATGAACATACAGGGGCCACTTAGAAAAATAATTGCGGACTATTCAGACGCTTTTGATATTTTTGGTGATCGGGTTTTCCCGGTTGTGGCTCCGCAAACATCGTCGTATCCGCTTGTCGTTTTAACTGTTACGGGCAACAATCCAGCGCCGATCAAAACGGGAACATCTAAGGTGGATAACGTGGTAGTTGAATCCAGGGTGTACGCTCAAACGTTTGAAGCGTGCGCCACGGGCGACGAAACAATGAGAATTGCAATAGACCAATTTCGCGGCGACGTTACTTTTATGAGCGAAGTTACAGCGATTGACGGTATCAGGTACGAATCTACACAACAGGGAATAGAGCCTGATTCTATGCTTTATGTGAGTGTCAGCACATACACGGTGAGGATAAAACGGGACGGGTTGACCGGCCAAACTTATACAAATTTGCAGTACTTCGCCTCGGATGAAGAAGCGATTGCGGCAGGATTACAAGTAAACGACATTTACCGCCTTTCGACTAATAATTTTTACGGAATGAAGGGCGGCACGGTGGTAACAGTTGTACAATGATGAAAAATATATTTTATATTCTTATCGCGGCTTTTTCGCTGATATTACACGCCAAATGTGTAGGGCAAAATAACATCGTTTACGGTGCTGGTATTTCGTACACAAACGGAGTACCTACATTTGTGCCGCCGTCAAAATCGGCGCGTGTTGCGATTGATACGGTGACAAGTAAATGGTACGAATACGCTACGCCTGGCGGCTGGCGTTGGTCAGGCGACCGCGTTCAGGATATTTCCGGTTGCGCCGCGCCTGCATACACGCCGGGGAAAGCGCAAAGCCGCTTAGTGCTTAACGCTTGCACAGAGGCCCAAAACGGTCACGGGCCGGAACTGTACAAGTACACGGTTTCGGCTTGGTTGTGCCTGAATTGCGGGGGAAATTACACCGCTGGGGATGGCATAGATATAACAGGAACA